ATACTGCCGCTTGATATCGTCCCAGCTCATCGCGTTACCTCATCGTGCTTGTGCGGTCCCTGCCCTGCATCAGGTTGTGACCGCCGCCCGCACCGGCGGAGCCGCTGCCGCTCGTCCGGCGTCCGGCCGAACCGTCATAGCGCGACGCGCCGAACTGCGAAATGTAATCGGATATCCAATCCATATCGTAGCCGTTGCCCTCGTACCAGCTGAGCTGCGGCATGATGGCATCCCAGCCGCCGGAGTTATAGGAATCTACAAGCCCGGCAAGCGTGTCGTAATCCGGCTTCTTGCCGCCGCTCGTTTTGCTGCCGGAGCCGCTGCTGTAGCCGCTGCCACCGCCGGAGCTGTAGCTGCCAGCCGTGGCCGCACGGCCGGAAAGATAGCTGGCTACCTGTTCGGCCGTCGTCTGCTCCTGCTCGCGGAACGCCTGATCCAGACGCACGGCTTCCTCGTAGAGGGCCGTCGCACGGTTATAGTCATTGCTGGCAATGGCCTCGCGCAGCGCCGCCTCGTACTCCTGCGCGGCCGTCGACCGCTGCCGCTCGATCTCCGCGTCTGCGGCCTGCTGCGCCGTCCGGATGGCCGTCAGATCAGACTGGAGCTGATTCGACCGGGCAAGCGCTGCCTGCCCCTGTGCGCCGCTGCTGAGCCCGTAGGCCGCACTCTGCTCGTTCCACGCCTGCGCTGCGCGCTGCGCGTCAATGGCGGACTGCGTTTCCTTGCGGCGGGCGTTCTCTTCGGCCTGCTGCTTTTCGGCGTCGAAGCGTTCCTGCATCCCGGCATAGTTCCCGGCAAGCTGCGCCTTGCTGGCCTCCAGATTCTTGTCGTACATCTGATTGATCAGGTCGCTCAGGTCTGTCGGGTCGTTCTGCCGCGTGATGATCTGTTCGTATGTTTTATAGATGCTGTTTGGATCGTTCCAGTCGACGCCGCCCAGCATACCGGCATAGTCCGACGTCGTAGGGCTTGCTGCGCTTTTCTGCGTCTCTGCCGTATAAGGCGCGCCGCCCCACTGCGCGGAAGACGCCGTTGCGGTCGTCCGGCCGACCTTTTTCAGGCCGTTTTCGCCGTCGGCCCCGAGCGTTTCTTTGATCGTATTTGCCATACTATGCCTCCTTAAAGCCCATATGCAAGCGGGATGTCCTCAAACTGTGCCGGGGACGACTTCCCCAACGCGGCAAGCGCCTCGGTAAACAGCTGCTCGAAGAAATCCGCAAGCGCGTCGTTCTCGCCCAGAAGCAGCCGGGACGCCAGCCCATAAGGAAGCGCGCCCTGCGCGACGGCGTCATCCAGATCGAGCGCGTCGTCAAGCGTGGAAATGGCCTGACAGATGCCGCGCTTGCCGTTCTCGCCGCCGTGGAACGTGTCGCTGTACGGGAAGCACCGATGCCGCAGCACGTTCAAAAGATTCACGGAGCGCAGCTCATATTCCTTCGTGTCGGTCGTGAGCGTTGCGCCCGTCGATTCGTTCTGCTCGTCCATCAGGTGAATGGCCATGTCGAATACCATTCTTCCGGTCGTCATATCTCTGCCCCCTTATTTGGCGTCGCCCGTATACCGGACGCGCTGGTCGATGTTCAGGACGGTCACGCGGCCGCCCTTTTCGCGGTCGTCGGTCGGAAGCTCCGTGACCGTCGTTGCCGTCTCGTCAAGATTCGCATGCAGCAGGAGCTTGTAGTACACGAATTTCTTGACCTTCAGCTTGATGCGCCGCACCTTCGGCGCGCTGTATGTCTCAAACGAAAACGCGCGGAAATCGACATAGCCGAACCCGCCGAACAGGTTCGCAGCCACGAGCTTTTCGGCGTATGTCGCGCGGCGGTCCGTGCGGGCCGAAATATGCATATCCGCCCCGAGACTCGGCTTGAGCGTCACCCACAGCACCGAGGAATACTTCCGCGTGCATTCCGAGCCGAACGCCATGTGCCCACTCTCCCACTTCGATTTGATGGGGCGGCGCTCGTAGGTCTTCGCTGTCTGGTCGACCGAACCGGGTGCGGGGCCGGTCTGGATATAATCGTAGCTGTAGCGGTCGCTCAGCTCGAGCACGTTCGTGCTGGAACCGAACAACAGCCGCCCGGCCGCCGTGCGCATCATCGCGTGCACGTCAAAGAAGCCGGTGTACTTGTACCAGACGCCCAGCTCATAGGCGTTCAGGAGGACCGTGCCCGCCTCATCGTTCAGGAAGCAGTAGAAGGTGTGCTCCGTGTCATCGTCGAACAGGAAGATTTTGGACGGGTCTGCGTCCTGAAGCGTGAACTGTACCGCCTCCGAGCAGACGCGGGCATACCGTTCATCCTGATAATAGCTGCTCGTCTGCTTCCAGTCGTACAAAGACCCGGCGCAGAACGTCCGTGCGAAGTTCTGCACGGTAACGACCTGCCCCATCGCTTCGGAGCCCAGCTCGCGGTGCATGGGCGCGATATAAAATCCTGCCGTCGTGCTGCCGTCTGCCAGTGTGAGCGTGTCATAGCGGATGGCGAACGTGCCGTCCGGCTTGAACACCATCAGGCGAGAATAGTGCCGCACCATGCCCGTGATGGGCGTGTTGCTGTCGGCCACGGCGATCTCGTTCAGTGCCGGGAAATACAGCGCGCTCGGTTTGCCCGCCTCCGTCACGCCGGAATAATAGCAGATGTTCGTGCCGTCGCCGTACAGGAAAACGCGGGAATCCGTCGCGCCGTTGTACATTTCCGCGTAACGGCACTTCGCAAGCGCCGCGACCTCGTTCGTGCCGTAGGAATATTCGATCTCAACGTTATTCGTTCCGGCCGCCGGGGCCGTGTCAAATGTGCCCTTGCCCGCCTCGATCGTCGTGCCGCCCGCGAGCCGCTGCCCGTTGACCGTGACGCGCGTCGCCGTACCGGCTTCCGGCAGGATATAGACCTTCGTCGTGCCGTCTGCGCTGTACTGCACGCGCCTGCGGTTGGTCAGGCGGTTGATACGCTCCAGCGTCGTTCCGCCGCCGCTCGGCGCGGCTCCGGTCACCACGAGGGGTACATAGGCCGTCCGGTCTCCGACGACGCCGACGGAAAGCGCCTCGTTATTGACCGTGATAAAATAGTATTTGCTGCCGGTCAGGAGGTACACCATGCCGCCGAAATCGAACAGGCAGACGGGGTCTGTTCCGGCCTCTACGTCGGCCGTGGACTTCTGCACGCCGTCGGAGTTGAAAAGATAAAGCAAGCTCCCGGCCACGATCATTTCCCAGATCGTGCCATTGATATAGCCCGTCCACATGCCGCGCACCTTCGAGCGCGTATAGAGCCGCGTCGCCATGCCCGGACGCGTCCGGATATGGAAGTTCTCCGTCACGCGGAAATTTTCCATCAGCGCGGCCGCGCCCTCTTTCAGCTGCGTGTCGCCGTCCTCGGCTTCATATAGCCCGAGGAACTTGCTGATGTTGGCCGTCGTCTGACGGCTCTGCTGCCGCATCCTTGCCATTCTGCCCTCCTATCGATAGTTGATATAGCTGTCCGTCGGCAGCCCGCCGCACATTGCGGCATCGTATGCCGTCACATGCTGCTCCGGCAGATCGTCGCCCGGAAGCTCCGCGCGCAGCACCTTTGCGGGCAGCGTGCGCATAACCGCAAAGTAACGCAGGGCGTCGGGGATGTGCGTAATGTCGTGCGGCTGCTTGGAGACGTCAGACGGGTTCGCTTCGTCGTGCTGGAGCAGCGGCAGGAATTCCCGCAGCCCCTTACAGTTTTCAAAAATGATCAAGCCCGGCTTTCCGTCCGGCCGCAGTTTGAGCAGTTCCTTCAGCGCCATCCAGCCCTGCACGCGGCTGTTGGACGCCCGCACAAGCCCGATCCCGGCCTGCATATAAAGCTCTGCCATGTTCTTGCCAGTGTCCTTCTGACGGTTCCACATGTCCGGCGGGGCAATCGTATACTCGACCTTCTCGCCCATGGGAGTACACGCCTGCATCGCTTCTGCGGCAGCCGACACCACAAGATCGGACTCTGCGAATTCTCGATAAACATAGCACCGGCCTGTCTCATCCACGGCTACCCACAGACACGCGAACATATCAAGGCCGTAGTCAAATGCGCGGTACTTCGGCCATGCAGCCGGGATTTCAAACGGCGCGCAGACGTGCAGCGCCTCGCGGAACTCGGAGAAGTACGTTCCGGCCAGCGCGTCCCAGTCTCCGTAACGATGAGCGCGGCGAATATCTTCGGGGAGCAGCTCCAGAGCCGCCAGATAGTCCGGCTGCGTCTCCATCAGGTCGACGTTGTCTTCGACCGTGGCCTTGATGAATTTATAATCGCGGGCATTCTCCCCGTCCTTGAAACGCCGCTCAATGAACAGGCGCTTGACCCACGCGTGCCCGATGCCGCCGGGGTTACAGGTCAGGTAAAAGCGCTTCGGGATTTTATTCACGCCGCGGAGGCAGGCCGCAATGCCGCGGAATTCGGATTCCGTGAATTGTGTCGCCTCGTCCATGAAAATCCAATCGTATTCCTGACCCTGATATTTACCGGCGACGGCCGCGCCGTAACCCGGCATATTGCCGAACTTGATCTGCGAGCCGTTGGCAAAGAACATCTGGTGCTGTGTCTCGTTGTACGTCGCCAGCTCCTGCGGGACCATCTGGCGGATCGGCTCGATGATCGTCGGCTTGGAGTCCTCGTAAGCGCGTCGTATCACAAGAATTTTGATGCCCGGATAGGCCAGCGCCCCGCCGACTACTTTAGCGCGCACGCACCACGTTTTGCCGCCGCCTCGCGCGCCGCCGTAACAGGTGTACTTGGCGCGCGAGGCAAAGAACTCTCGCTGCGGCTTGGAATTCGGGCGGCCTAAATCGACCGAAACCGCGTGGGGTTGGGCGCGGAACTTGATGCTCGCGCCCAAAGAATCAGCC